CACCGCGAGGATGCTGAGGAACCCGATCATCTGGATTTTCATATGGTTGGCGATCTTCCCGCTCGCGCTTTGGATCGAGCGGAAGGCACCTGGCAAGCACTGGCACATGATCATTTGGGTTTGCCTATGGATGGTAGTTCTGAGCGTTGGCCCAGGCTGGACGGCCGCCCTATTCCTTGGCATTGCCGGCGGGCTGGAGTGGGACGGCATTTGCGTTCGGGCTCGCCGACATACGTTTTACTATGTTAGCGACCGGAACGCCGAGATTGCTTGCGAGATTCCGAGTGGCGATGTTCAGCGCCGCCTGCCGGGCGGTAGTTGGGGCTGACGTGTAGGCGTAGTTCGCGCGTCCGAATTTTGCCATCGCCGATGCCTTGGCCGGATTCGACAGCCAGCGCATGAGCATAATAGCAGGGGCCGCCATTGCGGCGCCGCCAAGAGCCGAACCGGCCCCTACTGCTCCGGTTCCGATCGCCACGCCTCCCAGAATCGCATCCCGCGCCAGATCCATCATGATCAGCGGCGTTGATGTGTGCGAGGTGTTCTGCTCGCGCATCGACGATTTGATGTGCGAGCCCATCTGAAAAATATCCTGGATATTGCTGGCATGCTGCGGTGCCGGAACGAACGGTCGTGACTCCGGCTTGATCTTGTTCCATGAGGTCACGAACTTATCGAGGCTGAATTGCCCAGTCGCCGGGTTGAATCCAAGCTCGTCCAGGCCAGCTCCTGGGCCACGCTGCCGGGAAATTCGGGAAAGCACTGCGTTCGCTTCCGAGATCGGGCCGAAGCTTTGTTCCGCGCGGTCGAAGCCGGATAGCGCACGCTGGCCGCCCTGAACTTCAAGGTTGTTTCGGATGTCTGCCGTCATAGCCCGGCTGATCGCGTTGTAGTCGGCAGCGTTGAAGCCGGGATTTGGAGTTAGCGAGTTGCCGGCCTCCCGCGCATCCACCCGCGCCCTCTGCGCCCCGTTGAAACTTGCTCCATCAGTCGCCAGGTTCTCGAATTGCTCGAGCCCCTGGCTGGGATTTTGCCACCCGGCGGCTGTGCGCTGCGCCTTGACGCGATCGAGCACCGCTCCGGTGCGAAGCATCGGCATGGGCCGGTCAGGATCGATTTGACCGCGCACGCCGTCATAGAGGTCATTGATGCGCTGCTTGTTGGCGGCAATCGCATCATCGACGCCAGATTGCCCGACAGCCTCGCCAGCAGCTTCCCGCGTGGCGTCCACCGCATTGCGGATGCGCGATCCGATGATCGGAACGGAAGCCGCTGCCGATGTCGTCGATTGCAGGGCACGGCTATCACTCGCCACGCCCCTTGGGAGTGGCGCGCCAAGGCGCTCCGCGGTGGCCGCGGCCTGCTGGCCCGGAGACAAAGCCTGGGTGGTGGCGCGGCCAGCGTTCGGAAGGAGCTTTCCAAGCGCTCCAGGCGTCGGCGGCCCGAAGGTAAGGGCTGCATCAGCGCCGGCCAGCGCGCCCTCCGGTGTGGACGGATCAATCTCGCCGGACCCGAGTTTTGACCCCAAGTGATAGGCGTGGCCAATCATGCCGATCAGTCCGCCGCCGGACTCGTTATTGAAACGGTTCTTGATCTCATCCCATGCGCCAGCGAGGCCGCCTGGCTTGGGCGGAGCGGAGTTCGCTATGTCTGTGAACCCGGCCGCCGCCCAAGGGTCTCCGGTGGCCGGCGGCGCTGAAGGCTGCGGAAGTTCCCTGAAGCCAGCCCCCGACCATTCATCTGGCGATACGGTGACAGCGTCAGTCATAGGTTCATAGGCCTCTTACTTACGCCGCCCTTACTTACGCCGCCATAGTGGAGATACTTGAAGTCCAGCATACCGGGACCGGTACGGACTCGAATTGTTTCCCCAGGCTGCACCTTGGCCTTCATTGCCTCTTGCGGCGAACTAAACTCCCGACTGGAAAGCAATGTCGGGTCCTGTCTCTCCTGGTCCGTCATGGCGTGGTGGCTTCCGAGTTTGTCTGATAGTTCCTGATCAAAGCCAGCATCGAGGATGCCGCCATGTTCTTTTTTGTATTTGATAGCCATTTGACCAATCTGACTGAGAAACGAGCCGGTACGCTCCTTGAGCGTAGTCAAGTAAAGATTTGCCGCCGTCGGGTTTTCTATACTGGCCGAGGATTTGATCATCTGCTCGACTTCGGGGGCGAATATCCGGCCCGCCGATCCGGCCCCGCCTTCCTCCGAAGATGCCTTCAGGAGCGACATTTGATTGAGAACGGAGTTCGATGTGCTTTTCAGCAATTCGGCCTGCAAATCAGGTAACTTGCTGGTTGCCGGAAGGCCGATCAACTTGGCGAGTTGAACCGTCTTCCCTGCCGTTTCAGCCCCAAGGCCTGTAAACATATCAGGATGTTGCAGGAGAGAGCGCGCCTCTTGGGCGTCATGCACCATCGTGCTACCGGTGCGACCTTGGCCAACAAGGCTTTGATAGAGTTTCCCGGATTGATCGATCTCCTGCTTTTGGATCGCGGTTTTTTCGGAGGCGCCCGAAGTAAGGTTCTTTTGCTCAGGCGTGGCCTCCGTGTCCTTTAGCGCCGCCTCGCGATACTGCTTGGCCTGGTCCGTGAGTTGTTGCGCGCGGTCCTGCAACGTCTTCACGGCGGCCGGCGATTGACCATAGCGCGATGCCTGCTGCAGAATTAGTGCGGCATGCGCGTCGAGACGATCGGCTGCCACAATGCGCCGGTCCTGCTGGCCATTATTTGCCGTCTCGCGCGATGATGTAGGTACCGCAGGCTGGCCGGTGGTGCCGTCCTGGGTGATCGTGCCGCCACCTACTGGACCAGGAGGCGCACCCTGCTGATCGCGATTGCCGGCAAACGGCGCTGGCTGGCCGCCAAGGCCGGCGCCACCTTGCGGGCCGCCGCTCATGATCTGCGGCGGCGACGTTCCCGGCTTGTACGGGAAGATCGAGCCGCCGCCCGTGCTCGGGTGCTCGCCCGTGATGCCGCTGGGGCCGGTCGCTGCATTCGGCGCCATCGGCGTGAATGTCTGCGGCGGATTGCCTTGGCCACCTTGCGGCGCCGGCTGGCCGCCGAGAACTGCCTGATTGCCGGCTGCATTGCCCTGCTGCAAGCCCATTTGGAAATATGGCTGCGCGGCTTCAGGGCCGCCGATCGCCAGCAAGCGGGTTGCCATTGCATTGTAATCGGGATTTCCCTGCTGATCGGTAGGAAACCCGTCCTTGAACGCCGTCTGCAGGGCGCGCTTGACGCCGTACTGCTGGCCCTCCTGATACGAAGTCGGGAGCGACGCGATCTGTGAGCCGAGGTCGAATTTCGGCAGCGAATAGCTGGCGCCTTCCGGTCCTTTCACCGTCAGATAGTCTTGGGGACCGGCCATCGATCAGTCCTTTACGCCGCAGCAATTTTGGCGGCGGCATTGGCGCCGCCGAGGAGCGTATTCCACAAGTTGCCGGACGCGGTGTATTGAGCGAGGTCCGCGTTGGCCTGGGCGTTGCCGATGCCCGTGGCCGCGCCATAAGCCGCATTGCCCTGGCCCTGCAGGCTCTGGTTCAGTTGACTGCCGGTGCCCTGATTGAGCGCGGCAAGGAGCTGCCCGACATTGACGTTGCTTCCGGCGAGGCCCGAGGCGGTGCCGAGATTGGCGCCCGCAACCTGATTGCCGTAGTTCTGATTGGCGCCGGCGATACCCTGCGCCGCTGCATTTGAAGCGCCGATATACGGCTGCAGATTTTGCAGGTAGCTTTGCCAGCCCTGATTGGCGAGGCCGGAAGCCTGTTGCAAGGTGTCGACATTCGTCGCACCCGAATTGGCCTGTCCTGTCGCCTGCTGATTGCGCAGCAGGTTCTGCATCATCTGATCCATCTGGAACTGGTAGCCGGGGTTGTTCTGAAACCCCGAGAGCGCCTGAGCATTACCGGCTGCGCCGCCAAGACCGAGCGCATTCCCGTACTGCGCTTGCCCGGCCTGTGCCTGCTGCAAATTGGTCTGGAACGGCGCCGTCGAGTTGGCGAGCGATTGCCCGAGCGCGCCGGTCGCGCCGGTCAGGCCTGAACCATAAGCATTCGTCGCGTTGCCCAGCGCGGTATTCAGCGCGCCGGTGCCGGTGCCGAGCGCGCCCGTGAGCGCATCGCGGCCCTGGCTGAAAAACGGCGTTAGATTGGCGTAGCCCTGTTGAATGCCGGCTTTCTGCGCATCCGCAGCGTTCTGCGCGTCCTGCCCGCTAAAGTAGTCGAAGAGGCCGATGACACGTACTCCTCTAGACCAGCCGTACCTGCACGGCGTTGCCGACCCTATAGAGGCCTCCGATTGGCACCCCGGCCGCCGCGGCGGCGGCGTCATTGGCCGCGCTCACGAGCGGCCCCGGTGCCGCGATGAAGCGATTGACGTAATCGAGCCACGCCCCGAATTCGGTGGTCGGGACGCCATTCTGATGCACGACCGACATGCCGGCCGGGCCGAGTGGCTTTGCTCCTGCCGTCATGGCGGCGGCTCCAGCGGATTGCTCGACATCGTACCGCCGAGGAATCCGTCATAGACAGGATCGCTGCAATCGACCCGCCAGCGCACGCCCTGGATGCCCGACATGCCGCGCGACTTCACCGAGGCGCGCACGCCCTTGACGTGCTGCTGCGTCCCGATCTGCCGGATTGCGGGATAGTCCCAGGTAATGCCGCCGTCCTTCGAGCACGAGATGGCGCACACAGGCGCGATCATATTCGGCGGCGCCGTGACATCGGTCACCGTTCCGCCCGAGGTCCATGCATTGGCCCACAACGAGCCCTGCAGATCGATGTGCATCGGATCGACTATGGTTGCCGGCCAAGTCCCGTTTGCCTCAGTCGTGCCGCCGACGCCATTGACGTTGACCTGATCGTTGTTCTTCATGCCCGAGCTCGAGATGACTTGCAGCCGGACCAGATGCGAGGGCGAGGCCGCCGTCCCGACCACATTGGTAACGAAACTGGCGACATTCTCGCCGACGCCGAACACGAAATTGAAATCCGCGCGCGCGATCCTGGTCTGGCCGGGGAATGCACTTACTGGTCCGCTCTCGATCCGCGAGCGTAGCGGTGCTCCGTCCTCGGTGAAGTTCTGGCTGTCGGCGAAGATCAGGTTTCCCGACTGCGTATCGCCCATAAGCCATTTGCCGAAGGCGTTGTGACCGCCGACGCCGCGCCACGGGCCGTAAAGCCCGGTCAAGGCATTGAGGCTCTGCCGCTCGTTCCACTTCTGCGTCGAGAGGTTGAACTGCCAGGTCCAGGTGGATGACGTGAGCGTCCAAAACTTGCGCCCGGCCGAGATGTGGACTCCGGCCTTGATCGTGTCGTTGGTCTTGACCGCAAACTCGATTAACGTATTGAGCGCGGGCGGCGAGATCGCCGGGCCTGGTTGCAGCGTGTTGTATGGCAGATGATAGACGTTGAAGTCCTGCGCCACCCAGATCAGGTCATCGAAGCCGGTTTCCCATCCCGCGATTGCGCTCTGCTGCACTAAACCATACGGCAGCGTCATGAATCTTGTATAGGGATAGGCCGGCGTCGGAGCCGCGGTGTCCTGCCAGACCTCGCAGCCGCCCGTGGTGAAAAAGTACATCATGCCGTTGAAGGCAATGCCGCGGAGCAGGACGACATCCGACTTCGATTGCAGCTTGACGAAGGTGAGCGCGTTCTGCGTCAGCGCATTGATCCCCGAAGCAAAGACGCGGCCGTCCGCGATCGTGAAGTGAAACACGCCATCCTGGAACGCCACGCTGTTGGGCTGCGGCAGCACGCCGCCGCCGTTGTAGGCGACCGGGGCTGCTCCTCCGGTCGATGAGAATGCTCCATCTCCGGGGCTGACGATCACGACATCGACGGTGACGGCCAGATCGCGCGCGATGCTGATAGGAGCCGTCCCCGGTATGCTGCCGAGCGAGGTCACACCGCCGCCGGCGTCGACCGTCGAGAGGTTGTTGTTCCACACCTCATAGGACAGATTGTTGACGATCAGGCCACCGCGATAGCCGGTTTGGGACGTGACGGCGTGGCGTGTCAGCCCAGGCGATCGTCGCCAGACCTGGGCCGATGGTCCGGTCGGATGCTGCGCCTCGCCTAACGCCTCCGCATAGCGATTGATGACCCGGCCCGCGCTCTCCTGCGTATTGTCGCCGGGATGCAGATTCGATCCAGGGAACGAGCTCAACGGCCATGGGATCGGGACGTGCGGGGTATTCGGCATCAGAAATAGTCAACCTTGAGCGGCTCGAGCGTGGGCTTGAGCCTGGTCATTTGCTTGAGCGACTTCGCGGCCGCGCCGCCGCCGACCTCGACTGTCACGCCATCGCCGAGGCCGGCATTCATCATTTCGGAGCGGTCCTGCCCGGTGTAGCTGAATTTCGCGCACACCTCGCCGGCGATGATCGCTGCGAGGTCCATGAACCAGGCGCCGGGAATGGAGGTCGTGTCGTAGCTCGACAGCGTGACGATCTCCAAGCCGGCAAGCTTGCGCAGGATGCCGTCATAGGCCGAGAAGACATAGTTATAGTCCTCGGGGTCGACGGGCTGGCCGGCCGACAGAATGCCCAGATGTGCCAGCACCTCGGAGATCAGATCGTTGAGCGTGCGGTACTGGCCAGCGTAGGGAGCCATGGGTTACCTCGGGGATCGGGTTGTCCCGGAAGGATGCAGCATGTCCTCATGGTCCGCGTGGAACATGATAGCCGTTTTGACGTTATGGCCCTTGGCCTTTAGATCGTCCACGAACACCCGCAACAATTGATTGATGTCGTGCGGATTGCTCTTGTTGTGGTGGTTCCCGGTCACCTGAATGAAGATACCTGTGTCACCGGTTATTTGCGCGCCGCTCGTGCGCAGAAATGCCTTGCGATCTTCGGAGGCGTACCGTTCTGGATCATTGAGCCGGTCTTGTTCTGCTTGGGTGGTATTGGCCATCTGATTGTCCTTTCATGTTGAAGTTCACATATCGCCGCCGTCATTGCTGGCGTGCTTGATGCCGAGGTTGCTGTTCATCTGCTCGACCTTCATGTCGAAGAACGGCCGCAGCATCGCAATATCCTCCTCGCCGACGCCGATCCGCTCGCGCAGCAACTTCTCGTCGTCCCAGCGATTGACCATTTCCCGCGGGGTCTGCTCGTCGCTGCCATCGGTCCCCGCCGCCGCGAACCAGGCTTGCGCCCAGGAACGGTATTCTTCCGCGGTTTGCGGCTTGCGGCCGTGCGCGATCGGTTTGATGAATCGCGGGAACCCTTCGACCTCGAAGAACGGATTGTCCTTCAGCCGATCCGGCATGAAGGTGAGTGTCCTCACGGTGCGCGTGGTATGGGTTCCGTCGGCCGCGACATGGTGTTGGGGCATGTCGTCCTCGAAGTAATGCCGCTTGTTTTTTCGTGACATCACGACAGGCTTGTTGGCGACAAAAAGAACCCCGTTCACGGTCGCCTGCGACTTGTCCTCGGGGCCAGGATGGAACGTGACCTTGAGTTCAGCTTTCGGCTCCGATTTCTCGGCGGTCTTGGCGCGGGTCAGTTCTGCGGTGCTGTTCATTTCTCACCTATGGGACGACTGCTGACCGCCATCCGCTGCTGCTCCCCGCGAGATTGTTCGGGACGCGCACGAAAATGGCGGATTGCCCTGCTGGAACGGCGAGCACCTGATTGACGGTGCCGTTGTTGAACTCGCCCACCGCCGGGAAGGCGTTGATCGAGCTGGGGCCGTCATTGATGACCCACACCATGGGTCCGGCATCACCGGAGAGCACGCTCTTGAGGATGACGCTGGTTCCGGCGCCACCGCGCACCACGCGGACGCCTTCTCCGAGTATCGATGTAGCGCCGGCTTGCACGGTCACGCCGGTGGCGCCGCCGGCGGTCTGATTGTCGTCGAGCACCGTACCGGCGAGCGAAAGGCTATTCAGCACAGCGTTATTGGCTAGGCTCATGGATTTATCCTTTCATGGAGGAAGGGGCGGGGAGATCCCGCCCCGTTGCCCTCAGCATCCGGGAGCGGTGGCGCCGAGTGCGACCGGCCCGCATAGTCCGTCATTGGGAGCGGCGTATTCCAGCACGATGGCGGCGGCTCCAGCCGTTGCGGGCGAGGCGCCCGTGTACGCGAGATTTGCCCAGATATCGAAGCCGCCATTGCTCCCGGTCTGGGCAATGCTGTTGCCGGTCGATTGCACACCGAGGCCGGTCGCCGTGACGATGGTCAATTGCGTGACCCCGGCGGCGCCGTGCGTCGAGGTGCCAGCCACGAGCAATGCACCCGTGCCGGAGGCCGTGCTCAATGCAACGGTGTCGGTGGTGGTGGAGTTGAACGAGGTGAATACCTCAAGGACGCCGCGCAGGATCCATGAATTGTATGGAACTGCGCCGACTTTATAGGAGCAGTTGCCGGCCGTGGCAGGGAGTGGGCAGGAATTGAAGTTGACCGGGAACCGCATGTAGTGGACTTGCTGGGTCGGGAATATGCGCGGCGAGAACACGGGTTGAGCCGCGACATAGAGCCCAGATCCGACGACAAGCAGAGCAAGAGCGAGGCCGGCAAGTAATCCGCCGCTCACCCGCGAGATCAAGTTCTTCATGGGATTGGCTTTCGTTGATGTGGATGGAACGGCGGAACCGACGCTGCCGTCTCCTGACGAGCAGCAGCGCCGGGCCGATAGAACCGCGAGGGCAGCCGCGGCTCTTATGTGTCATTCGCCGAGGCGAAATACCCGTAGAAGATGCCCCAGCTCTTGTAGTTTCCGGCCGGGTTCGCCTTGGCTATGGTCTTGAGGCCATAGGCCATTTCGACGCCGACGCCGCGGAAGAACTGGTAGTCGTCCTCTTTCAAGAACGTCGGGCGAGGCATTCTGCCCCATGCCCAGGCCATGGCGGATTGTCCGCACATGAACACGGGCGCGATCTGGATGCCGCCGGCGCCTGCGGTGGTGTAGGTCGTGGGCAGCCGGATATCCAACTCCGGGATCTCGCGGAAGATCATGCCGTTGTAGAGCAGGTCGCCGTCTTGGAAGAGCGGGTTCTTGTCGAGCCCGTCGCCTTCACGCGGACGCGCCTGGGTATTGGCGTTGATGATCGTGGTGTCGAGCTGGATGTCGCGGAAGCAATTAGACCCCACGAAGACCACGAAATATTCCCGGCCGTTTTTCAGCTTGTAGGGTCTGATCCTCGGGTTGGCTTTTTTGGCCAGCCGCTTCATCTTATTTGCCGCGGCGGCGCTGAAGGTCATGCCGGACGTGACATTAGCGGCCGAGGTTGCCCAGTTGCCGGGCGACAGGTTGCCTTGGCTGCCACCAAACAGGATGCGATCGTTGTTGTCGGTGGTGAATGTGTTGCGTTGTGCTGGGGTTGCCGCGTCGAAAAACGCGCCGTTGACGCGCTGGCCGCCGGCAGAGCCGAGACCGGCGGGCTGTGTGTTCTGGATCGGGATTGTGTTGAACGTGTCCACGATCTCGTTGCGCTGGAGCTCCTTGCCCCAGTCTTCGAGCAGCGGACGCGCCTGGCCGAATAGATCGATGCTCGACTTCTGCTCTTCTGACTTCGGGATGCGGACGGCGTTTCTCGCCCAGTCGATCCACATCCGATCGCCGAAATTGTCGATATTTTCTTCGTTGCCGACGAGCGTTCCGGTCGAGATCGCGTTGGCCTTGAGCCTTGCGACCAGCGGAATATTGATCTGCTCGCCGCCTTTTTTCAGGTCATTGATGACGCGGATGATCGCGGTGAGTTCTGTGCCCACATACGGGCTAAACAGGTTCTGCCGGATGTATTCTCGTGTGACTTCCTTGCGGAAGACGATGAGTTTATTTTGGGCTTGTACGGTAGTGATGGCCATGGCCAGACCCCTTCAAGGGTTGGCTACGGACTTCTTAGCGGAGCGCGCCGAACCGGCTAGGCCGGGAAGCGCGAAGCGTAGCTAGTTGAATGCGTCTCGGAAGATGCTTTCCTCGGAACCGTCGAAGCCGCGCGGGTCGAGGTTACGGCTATTGCCGCCCTCGCGTCCGACGCCGCCTGCTGAGTTCAATGAGGGAAGCCGGGGACTAGTCCCCCTGCCGCGTTGTGCGGGCGCGCGGTCCTGTTGACCGCGTTGCTGGCTCTCTGATGGACGCCGCTGCGCTTGTTGCGGGGCAATGCCTTCAAGGTCTGCCGGGTCTACGCCGAGCAGGCGTGCTGCCTGCTCGCGGTTGCGTTCCGCCTGCTCCTGGCGGAAGTTCTCCAGGTCGAGGGTATCCTCGGCCCATTGCATCAGCGCGTAGCCGGGATCGGGTGCGTTCACGATGCCGCGTACCGTAGCCGCGGCATTCGGGTCCGTCCTGGCGCGAAACGAAAGCTCGTTTAGCTGGCTTGCTGCCAGCGTGAACTCGTCCCTTCGGTTCTCACGCGAATAGGCCGCCTCGGTTGCCTTGAAGTTGTTCTCCAGGATGGCCGTTCTGGTGGCCTGCTGATATTCGGCCCGCATCTGCGCCGCCATGCCTTCGCGGAAGCCGGCCGGGTCGAGGACGGGGTCGGGCAGTTCCTGCGGGGGCGGCGCCGGCTGTTCTTGCCGGGGCGCTTCCATGCGTGCCAGCCGGGCTTCGAGCTCGGCAATGCGTTGGGCGGAAGGGTCGACTGGCGGCAGGCGGTAACTCGGGCGTTCCTGCGGAGGAGGCTCACGGGCGCCTTCCTGCGGTGCCTCGTCACCGGTCTCCTCCTGGCCTTCCTCGTCACCCTCCTCCTCGCCGGCGTCCTCCTCGTCGTCGCCTACCGGATCGTCCATCTGTTCGAGCGAGGTATCGCCGTCATTCTCGTCCTCGTCGTCGCCCATCGCCTCGGTGAAGATCTCGCTCTCGGTATTGGCCATGGCGGCGACCAAGAGGCTTTCGTCCTCGTCGGATGTATCGGGCGCTGCTGCCCGCTGTGTTCTCGGTGCCATTGCTTTAATTCCTCAATAGTTCGTCCTGGCGGCGTTCACGCCATGTTTCCAGGTCGGTCTTGACGGCGTGGTAGCCGCCGTCCTCGTCGCGCATTTCCTTGACGATCTTGAAGCCGTATTCGTAGGCGAGCTCGCGCCACCGTTTCGGCCACTTGTCGAGCGCGGCCATGTGGGCGAATTGCGCGTTGTAGGTCACGGCGTCATCCCGTAGCCCTGTCTGATGTAGTGGTTTAGCGCCGCCGCCGTTAAATTTTGGGTCCAGTTCCATTTCGCGTTGGCGAGCGCGGCGGTCATGTAGCCGTCGATCGATGCCGTCAGACCGAGCGAAGCTGCATAGGTTTGTACAGTCCGATATGGAGCGGAGAAAACCGTCGTTGGCGCGCATGTATAGGAATACATCGTCGCGCTAGGCGCGGTCTGGTTTGGCGAAACGGTCCAGCTTGTGCCAGAGCCGCCGGTGATTGTGGTGCTCGGGCTAACGCCGGGACCAGCGAGACTTTGGCCGATAGCGATCGTGCCCTGAACCAGGGCACTCGTCGTTAGGGTATTCGTTCCTGTTATTACTCCAGTGAACTGCGCGGTTGGGCAGATCGTGTTGGGAGTCCAGATGTTGGCCGCGCCGGTACCGGCTCCACCCGGTGAAGGTGAATCATGCGTTCCGCCATCATCGCCAACTGAGGGTGGTCCCACCCCTATCCAATTAAAAACAGTATTGCCGGTGAAGGTCAGTGCATGAGTACCGGCCGAAAGTATTCTGGAGACAGTCTCTGTCCACCCGCTCAGATGGGCCACCGAGTTGACCGTGATCCGCAGCCCGGTCCCGCCACCAAATGATGCCGTCAAAACATCACCGGCCACATAGTTCTTGCCGGTCTGTATGATCGTGTATCCGGTAAAGGAACCCAGTACGGTCACGGGACCGGGATCGGTCATGGTCCCCAACGACCATATCGCCGTGCCGTTGGGTTGATTGATACCGGTTACAGTCCAGGTGCCATTATAAGCAGAAGGAGTGACGCCACTGACCAGGATTTTGCTGCCTACGTTGAGGGAGTGAGCACCGCTCCCCCCGAAATCAACGAATGCGTTATTGGCGTTGGCTTGGGCAAAATACAAGCCACTGCCACTATCCATAAATCGTGTAATGCTGCTCCAGTTGTCAACCACAAACGTGGCACGAGCTTCTGACCCCGCCATACTGCCACTGAAATTGGTCAGTGCGATCCCTCCAGCAAAGCCAGGTAATGCTGCGGCGGGATCATCGGGACATATGCCGAAAGGGGTTCCGTAAGTTCCTACCGTAGCTCCGCTGTTTGCGGCGGTAATCGTCGTGCCAGACGTTTGCAGGCTGGGGTAATTGGCGACCGGCGTCAGCACGTCTCCGATCGCAAAGAACTCATTACCATTCGGTTCTTGCAGTGTCGGGTCGCCGGTTATTGATCCGCCTGCACCAACCACCAGATTGAATGTACCCGCATTGGTTCCATGTCCCCCGGTAAAATCGGTACCACCTATGCATCCATAATTGCCTGGTGCTCCGCCAGTCCCGGCATTGGATGTCGTCAGGGCATTGATGCCACCATCATAATTATCGGTCGCGGCAAACAAGGCACTCCCGTCGTTCACATGGGCAATGAGGTTGTTGGAAGCCGTCACATTGTTGGAGTTGGCAAAATTCAATCCCGTAGGATGAGGCCCGCCTCCAAAAGGAGTAATTGGAAGCACAGTTACGTTGTTATGGACAACCGTAGAACTCGTCAATGTCGGCTCACCCTCCTTGTGTCCGACATCAAGACCCAAACCGTTGTAGGTGAAATTGTTGTCGATGTCGCCGCCACTGCGAAACTGGAAACTCTCTGATCCGCTTCTAGTGCTCGTGTTTCCTCGCCTGTTGCCGAATGCGGTATTACCCTGGAAGTAGGCATTGCGTGATCTGGAGTCGCCAAAGGCAAACATTCCTGTGGGGTCTGGATAGCCGCACAGATCGATCACGTTTTCCTCAAACGAATACCCCGCGAGCGCGCCGCCGGAGGTGCCTACGTTGTGTATCGAAGCTCCGATTGGATGGCCTGCACCTACTGCATAACAATGATCAATCTGATTGCGCCGAATAACGATGTCAAAGTTTCCACTTTGATCGCCTACAGAAACACCGTCCATCCCCCAACTGGAATGGACATCTTCGACCAGCAATCCGGTCATTCCGCCCGCAACGTCAACGGCAGATACATCTGTCAAATTGACCTGCCCGACATATGCCGGATCACTCGGGTTTTTCTGCGGTTGCTGGAAGTCAATCCCCATGATGGCGATAAAACTAGATCCGCTCTGTAGCCGTATCCCGGCGCGGCCAGCAAACAGATGCACGCTGCCTGCTGGTTTGCCGCCCGCAAAAGTGGCGCTGCCGGTTGGCACGAGAACGATTGGACGCGCGCGTGTGCCAGATCCGACATTGGGCGTCGTCACCGTGACGGCCTCGTCATAGGCCGAGATGACCATCGGTTCCTGTTCTGAAAACCCGGCCTTGGTGAAATTGTTAGAAGAACCGCCGATAAACTCGGTCTCAAATGCCTGCCCGGTCCAGGTATCGCCCATCCGCAGCAATACCCAGTCTGGTTTTCCACTGCGCAACGCAAAGCTGCTGGCAATGCTCCCAGTCGTGCGCCAGGTGCCGCGAGTTCCAAGGCCGGTGCCGTCGCCATTGTTCAAAAGTGGCAAAGCGGTATTGTCGGGATCGAATGCTCCCGGACCACCACCGCCAACGGCCTTGACCAAGGTCTTGACCGGGCCATGAATGCCGAGGGTGGCAGAGGTGTATGCCATCGTCATGGGGCCGGAGCAGGAGCCGACGCAGGTCAGGGTTCCGCTGGCGTTGGGAGTTCCAGTGCGGTTTTTCATCTGCGCAAGGGTGACGGCTGAACCGCTAATTGCGAATGAGTTGGTTACAGCGACCGTGAATTGCGTTGTGTTCGGAGCTTGATAGACATCGTTCGCAAACAGATTCTGCTGCGCGCTGAGTTCAAATTGGGCAGTGTTGCCGTCATCGACAAAGGTCGGGGTCGAGCCGTCGCGGCTGTCGCTGCCCATGGAATCGGAGACGTAGATGATGTTGGTGAAGGCGCCGCTGGCTAGGGTGCCGTTGCTCGGTCCGATGGTGGTCCAGCCCGAGGCGGTGGTGGAGCCGTAGGTGCCGAGCACGAGGCCAGGGGCTACCGCACCGCCGCCGGTGGGTGCGCCGTGCCGCGGCCAAGCTCCTACGGAGACACAAAGCCCAAACAGGACCAGGAATGCCGCTATGATCCGCATTACCAAACACCATAGGCTGCATGGCGGTTGGCGTTCATAGCCGTCAGGTTGGCGCCGGAGAATGCCACGCCCCATATCCCGAGATCGCACATATACCCTTGCGAAGCACTCGTGCCCCCGTCAAACAGCACGTTCACGCCGCCACCGACGGACATCGATCCACCGCCAGGGTCGGCGGCGCCGAGCGTTTGCGTGCTGTCAACCTGGAAGTCCGAGTTTGGCGTGCGGTCAACGGCCTGGATGGAATGGAACGCGCTGTCGCTCGCCGTCGCGGTCACCAGCGTTCCGCCGTAGGTGGTCACCGTATTCGCGCTGCTGCTTTGCAGGAGCGGGTACAGTGTGTTGGACTGGAGGTAGACGCCCTGTGTGGTGAAATGAGAGTTCCTCTCCGTGACAGCCAGTACAGTCGTCGGCTGGGATTGGTTGAAACCGGTGGCGATGGAATAGCCGTTCCCCGAATTTCCAGGCTGGAATGCGCAAGGTATTGTGCTGATGATTGCGTTAAATGCTACAATCGCGCGATTGGTTGCGGAAGTCTCCACCACATTGCAAGGCGCTCCACCACAGCTATTGCTCCCGCTTCGGTCATAGAAAGTTCGTATCGTGCAGGTCACCATGGTGCAATCGGCTCCGCCTACTAATGCCGGGGTCACGTAGCCGCTAGCGCCGATTGCCCAATTAACACACGTCGTGTTGGTCGGCTCGCAGACTTCCATGGCGTTGCCGGTGTCGGTCGAGGTGTAGCCGCTCGACCCCCACCAGGCCTTGGCGCCCGAGACGACATTGCCGGGGCCGACGTAGCCGCCACCGCCGCCTGCTACCGCGCACGGCTGGAACAGCAACGTCCGCTGCCCCACCTGCCCGCAACCGAGCACGCCAAGCTGCGCGCGCGAGGCCGGCTGCTGCGCAAGCCAGACGATGCCGATCAGCAGAATTAGCGCCGTGAGAAAACGCGCCTGCATGTCAGTTCGCCTGAGAGTGCAGGAACTTGCCAGTCGAGGCTGCCGTCAGCACCGGGCAGTCGGTCGAGGAGATGGCCACCACGATGCCGGTCGAGAAGTGCTCCCATGGACCAGGATTGTAGTTGATGCTTGCGCCCCAATCGGTGACGCCCTTCTGGAGCTCGAAGCATCCTTGCAAGTTTCCTGAGGCGGTCCCGATCGTGAGCGTGGCATTGGCCGGAAGCGAAGCCGCGTTGATGATGAAGACCCAGCCGGCCGCCGAGCTGGTCACGTAGGCGTTCTGCAAATTGCCGGCCGATGCCTTGGCCACCACGCTGGAGGCTGTCGTTCCGGCGACCGCCGTGGTGCCGGAAGTACCGGCGGAGCTATCGGGAAAAATAGTGATCCCATCGGTTGTTCCCGGCGTGGTGTGATCGATGCCGATCCGCCCGATGGTGGTGACGCAAGGACTCGCCGCGCAGGCCGGAATGGGTGCGATCATGTCGGCGTGCAACTGATTGCCGGTCGTGTCCACGTCGATGACCTGCGCACGCTTGGTGGTCATGCGGAAGGTGCCCTGCTGACCGGTGGTCAGTGTGGCGGCATCGTTGAACACGCCGCCGCCAGGGGTGAAGTTGGAAGAGCCGGCCGTGAATGCCGCGGTGTCCATAACGGAGAGGCCGCCGCCGCCCCCGCCGCCTACCATTACGTTGACGCGGAGGTTGCCGTTCGCGTCAAGCTGGAACGGCGCCATGTTGGTGGTGGTCAGGGTGCCGGGGGCGGTCAAGAACTGCCCGAGCGCGACCTGCCCATTGGCGACAAGCGCACTGTTGTAGGTCGTGGTGCCGATGCCCCAGTTCGCCGCAGTGGTCGGGCTCACCGGTTGCGTGACGGCCGAGCCGTCCACCTTCCAGGCGGTCGTGTTAGCGGTGTTGCCGGGTTGGACCGTCCAGGTGCCTGTCTGCGTTGCATTGACCGGCTGTGGCGTAGTGCCGGTGGGATCGACCCGCAGCGGGTTGCCGGCGGTCGCCTTCTCGACGTTGGTCGAGTCGATCAGCACGAATGCCGGGCAGACCTTGGTGGCCGAGCAGACGAAGGCAAACACCGTGGTGGCGCCGCCTGCCGTGGCCAGATAATCCGCCAGCGCCACCGGAGGGGCCAGCACGATCGCCGCATAGACTATGCGCAGAAGCCATTTTCTCATCGCGCTAACCCCAACATTAAGGGAAGGATGCACAGATTTGTCCCGCTGACATCGATCGTGCCAGTGCCGCAGGGGGCGACCACGACGGTGCTAAAGCCACCTGAGCCATATTCCGTGGTCAGCAGTTGCGCCGGCGCCGACGATGCCAGGGCGATGAGAAGCGCCGTTATGAGCATTCTCATTGTTTGATGCCGAAATTGAGCGCCAGGCCGGTGGCTGCCACCGTGGTGTCGCTGTCGGCCTGCAGTCCGGTGAGGCAGAAGCCCAGCCCGTTGGCGAATGCCAAGCCATCGGAAATCGGCATGACGGCGCCGCCGCCGGCATTCGAGGCCGCGAACGGGATCGGCACCTTCCACTTCACGACCGAGGTGCCGCAGGTCGGCGCCACGGCAAGATCGTAAAGCTTCAGCCAATAGATCGAGGTCGTGGTATTGAACAGGCCGAGCACGCGAAGCTGCACGGCGCCGGAAACGACCAGGGTCGAGTTGGTGGAGGCGAGGCTGTCGTATTTGAGCGGCGCCGACTGCGCAAACGCGGCCGAGCACCACGCTGTTGCCAGCGCGGCGAGAAGCAATCTGAGCATGGGGAACCTCTTAAGCTGGCCGCCGCATCGGGGCTGGTGCGAAACGCCGAGGCGCTGCTGGCCGGGCGAACGGCTGGACGCGCATGGGCTGTGGTTGCTGCACGGGCGGCGGCAGTCCAGATGGCGGCTGCTGGCCACCCTGCCCAGGCTGGTCCGGTGTATTGGCATCCAGCACGCCCGCCTGCGTGATGCCCATGGCTTGATGCACCAGCGCCGTGACGTTGGTGTGCGCCTCGGACGCCGCCTTGGCGGCCTGCGCATAGCGGTGAATGGTGCCGGCCTTCTTCTCGTCCACCTCGGCGCCGAGCCGTTGGTTGGTCAATTGCTTGGCCTGCTGCGCCATCGGGTCTTGCTGGCTCATCATCTGCACGAGCTGCTTCTTGATGCTGTCCGCGATCGGCATCATCTGGATCAGGACTTGCGGCGGGATCGTCCCCGGCGGCTGTTGCGCCAGCACCTCGTAGGCGTCCTGCATCAGGTTGGCGTTATCCGGCCCTTCGTCCAGCACGATCTCGACCTCGATGTCGCCGATCGCATTGATGAAGCCGGGACGGCCGAATTGGTCTTTGCCGAAACCGTTGATCTGAATCAGCTTTTGGGTGTCGTCGGTGCCGACCCGGATGAACCGCTCCTGGTTCCAGGTGCGTTTGACGATATTCCACACGGTACGATAAACACGCAGTTTCCACGCTCGATACGCCAATATAAACGAACCGAGTTCAGCGATGCCGGCCTTCTGAAGGTAATTAATCGCCACCCCTGAATGAAACGTTGAGTCATCCGCTCCGATGGCGTCGGGTCGTATGTTGGCAAACCCATCGATTTCGCTCGTCGCTGTCTGCATGAGTTGCAGTTGCGCCGCCAGGTCGGCCTGCCGATCGTCCGGCATCGGCTTCTCGAAGCCCTTGTTGTATTCTACCCATCCGTCTGGGCGCGAGCTTTCGCGGCGAGCTGTTTCCACATCGTCAACCGAGCCTTTCTGCGCGAAAGTGCGCGTAACGTTCGAGATAAAGAGCGCCTTGGACCGTCGTTGGTTGACTTCGTCTTGCGGGCCTTTGAGGTTGCGGACGAAACCATATCTGTCTCCATCGTGGTCGACCGCGGCAGAGAACATGACATACCGGTTCATCGGGCGGTTGCGCTCGTCGAGGAACGGCGACACGCCCTGATCAAGCAAAATGAAGCTGCAATAGAACGCCCAGTACCATTTGCCTTTGTGCTTGTACCAGTGCTCGATCAGTCGAAGTCTTTGCTCGTTGACGTAGACCCACTTGAACTCGCGATCCGAATGTGTCGTGAGATCGAAGCCCGTGTCGACCATGAGGGTTCTAAGCTCTTCCTCCTTGTCGGGGAAAAGCTCGATCGCCGCCTCCACGTCCAGCCATTTAGCAATGCCCATATAACGGGCGTCACTAAAATCAGGCTTGTAAGAACGAGGATCGTAGAAAAAATCATCGCCGAAAATAAAATCACCGCCAATATCCGGGTCGCCATGGTCGCCTTCGATCAACTTGAGCTCGATCCCGCCGATGCCGTCGATGGCGGCCTGCTTGGTGCATTCGAAGTCGAGGTATTTGAAATCCATCCCGTCGAGCGCGGCGCGGATGCATTGCGTGGCGAGCTCGGCGCCGCCGGCATTCTTAGGCGATCGGGGAAAAGCCTTCGGGTCTTGGCGAAGTCGCTGCACAAGCGCTGTGATGCCGTCAACCTTTCGGTTGATCCGGTTGAATGTGATGATCGGCTGCTTGCGCTGCCGGAGGATGCGGATTTCCTCGGCCGTCCAGTGCGCGCCGTGATAGTAGTGGCGCGAGACTTTCTGCTCCTCATATTCCAGCACCTTCGTTGCCAGATAGTCGGTATATTGTTGCCGTAGTCGCGTGACCGGGAAATAGCCGTCCTCGTCGCCCGAGAAGTCGTATTCGTCGGGCGCCTCGGTGCCCCAGTTGCCCACTGTCCCGGTCTGCGACTTGAAGCCGGAGTTATTGCGCGCGGCGTTGCGCCCCATGGTATCGCCGCCGAATTGCCGCCCGCCGAGCACGCCGACGCCCGAGAGAATATTGCGCCTCGGGAGCTGATCGCCCGGATTGCTCTGCGATCGTGCCGGAAGGCCGCCGAATGCCATTATGTGCCTCTACATTGCCAGGAAGCTATCGGTGACGGGCTCGTTCTCGAACGGCTTGTAGCCGACCTCTTCCTCGAGGATCGGCGCCTTGGGCTTGCGCCCGCTCGACACCTGGTCGAGGAGCTGCCCCAGCAGCCCCAGCGCGTCCACCTGGTCGTCGTGCTTGCCGGCCGGGAAGCTCAGGAGCTCGGAGCGGAATGCCGCATACCAGGGCGCCGCGGTCGGGACGTGCAGCCCCTGCAGCGCCATGCGGCCGCGGATGGACTGCGCCCGCACCGCCTTATCGCCGCGGGTCGGAAACTGCTCGCGACCGATCCAGGCCTTGCGCTCGATCAGCCTTTGATCGAGGAACGGCCCGATGCCGGACTTGATCTGGCCCTGCTCCTCGGCCCACAGCCACGGCTTCCATTCCAGGACGAGGTCGCAGACGCCCTCGACCCAGACATCGGACGATGCCTGCTTGCGCCACAGGTCGAGCAGCCACATCTTGCCATCGGGATCGACGCCCACGATCACATGCACCGTGTAGTCGCCGCCGTCGCTCGTTACCGCGTAGTCGCTCGCGCCATAGACGTTGAGCGTGGCGCGCGCCGGCGCCTTCGTATACGGCCGCAGCCACTCCTCCTTGAAGTAGTCTCCGGTCTCAGGCGTCGGGCGCTGCTGGTAGAGCGCCGACCAGTTGCGCGGTATCTGGGTGGCCTTCTCCCGCGCCAGGAACCTGGCATAGCCGTAGGCATCATCCCACAGCCATTCGCCGGGCGCGCGGCCCAGCGGGTCGTTCTCCTCGGCCTCCGCCGGCAGCGACAGCACGCTCCAGCGGTCGCCACCGCGCTCCATCTCCTCGAGCACCATGCCGGCGAGGTCCACTTCGTGCCATCTGGTCTGAATGAGCACCACGAAGCCACCTGGGCGCAGCCGCGTCAGCAGGTCCGATTTGTACCACTCCCAGGTTCGCTCCCTCACCGTCTCGGAGTCCGCGTCCTCGCGCGACCGGATCGGGTCGTCGATGATGGCGCCATCGGCGCGGAAGCCGGTGATGCCTGTTCCAACGCCTGCCGCATAGTATTCGCCACCCGACGCAAGCGCCCAGCGTCCCGCTGCTTGGCTGTCTTGCGAAAGAACCGCCGCCAGCGTCGGGCCATGCTCGGCGATCAGATTGCGGACCTTGCGGCCCCATTTCTGCGCAAGCTCGGTGGTGTGCGAGGCCGCAATGATCGAGCGGCCAGGCGAGCGAGCCATGAACCACGGCGGAAACAGTATCGAGCCGTAAGTCGACTTGGCCGAGCCGGGCGGCATAAAGACAGCCAGACGATCGATTTCGCCATTGGCAACCTGCGTCAGCTTCTCGATCAGCAACCGATGGTGCCGCGCCGGCTCATAGCCGCAGTGGCGCGCCCAGGCTACCAGCGAAGCCCTAATGCGTCGTCGTTTCAGGAGCTGGCGCGCCGCCGTCTGTGGTGAGATAGGCGGCAAGCTCGTCGTCGGTGAGCTGTTCAACATTGCGGTTCAGATGCTCGCTCTTCTCGATCCGCATGCCCGAGAGAATGCCCTTCTCCTTGATGGCGGCGACGGCTGCGGCGGGATTTTTGATCTTCATCGCCAGGACACGGGCCTCCTCGGCCTCGGCGATCAGCGAGGCTACGGTGGTCGCGGAGCGCACCGCGGCGATGGCCTGGAGCTTCAGGGTGCGGGCCATGGCGGTGGCCTGGATTTCGTCAATGCGCGCCCTCACCGCGGGATGGTGCGCGAGGCGATGGCCGTTCGTGCCGGTGCAGGGCTTACCTTTCGCATAGCCGGCGAGTTCATTGGCCTCCACCATGCTCTTGCCGGATGCCAGCGCCTGGGCCAGCAACTCACGTCGGGTGTCTTTCAGTGGTCCGCTCATTGATGATCCCATCGACCGCCCAGTGGACGGCCTCCTCTATCCGCTGCCGGGAGATCGAGAACGATCGGTTGGAGCCGAGCTCCCGCAGCAATGCCTTGAACGCCTGCGCCTGCGCCCGGATGGCCTTGACCTTCTCAAGCTTGGCGGTCTGCGGGTCGACCGAGAGCGTGGTCGGCACGGCATCAACGGCCTCGGCCGCGTCCGTGAACTGCTCGCCGCCGATCGTCTCGACCTTCATCCGATCAGCTCGTCGCAGCGCGTTGGCCATGGCTTACCCGCCCTCGGGTGGGTTGCGGTTGCCGCCGCCGTAGTAATTCCTGCCGCCGCCACCAGAGCCGCCGGTACGCTTGGCCGCCGGACCCTTGACGCCGACGCTCTTCTTGCCCTTGGCGCTCACCTTGGCTCCCGCCGGAAACGTCTTGCCCTGGCCGCGCGGGAACTTGTCGATCTGATAGCGCGTCGGCGTCTGGCTCGCCCCGACGTGGCCGCCCTGCGGTGCGCTTGAGCGCCCCTTGGTGCTCGGCGCCGACCTGGCGCGGTCGGCCTGCGTGGCCTTGGCATTGATCTCATTGACCCTGGCAATGGCGTGGCCGAGGCCGTGCGCCTCGCCCTCGTCCTTCTGGCGGCCATGAAACGGCGCCATCTTGGACTTCTGCACCTTGGTGGAGTTGTTGATGGCGTTCTGCACGCCCTTGGACGACACCAGGCCGCGCCGCGCCAGTGCATTCATCGATTCCGCCATGATCGCCTCCTACTTCGGTTCCGGCTCGGTCGGCGTCCCGGCCGGCGCGTCCGCGATCTCGGCGTAGAGCGCCCGCAACTCGGCCACCACCGCCGGCGACGGCGCCGTGCCCTGTGCGTGACGAGCGGCTACATCGTCCACCGCGGCCTTGAACCGCTCCAGCCACGGCTTGGCCTGCTCGCCGAGCTCGGCTTGCTGCGCCGGCGTGAGGTCGCCCTCGGCCAGCGGCGCGTCCTCGTGCTCGGCGTACTTGTCCTCGTACTTGTCCTGCTTCTTGCTCATGTCCGGCTCCTTGCCTTGTCCAGCGCCCGATCCGAGATCAGGCCGCGCTTCTGTAGTTTGTCGGCACGCTTGTTTGCGGTCGCGATCGCAATGCCCTCATCTACGCCTGAGCGCACCATGGCGCTCGCCTGGCGCGCCGCGGACGAGGCGACAGCGCCCTTGAGCTTCTTGTTGTGCTTCGACGCGAAGCTCTTGCCCGTCCACGGCATCAGCGCTTGCCCTTTTCACGTGAAACAAACCGCTCACACTGTCGGTTATTCCGCACCAACCCGCAGACCAGCTCGCACGTCGACAAGTCCTTGCCCGGATGCTCGTACATGGCGCAGTCGGCACACTTGCGCCCCGCCATGCGATACATCACGGTCGGATCGCCCTTTGCCAGCTTGAAGGCGTCCACGACGCCCTTGGCCTTGAATATCCGCAGCAATTCCTTGTCGCGCGCGCTCGGCTCATCGAGGTAGGGGCCGCACCACAGATCCTTCGGCGGATTGGCCGGATCGCGCTTCTCGCACGCGGCCAGCGCGCCCTCTAGCGCATCCTCGTAGCGATCGGCCTTACCCTTGCCGAGGATCGCCTCGGCCGCCTCGTACTCCTTGGCGGTCGCCATGCCGTGCGCCGCCTGGTAGACATCAACGGGATTGTCGCCATCGTCGACCGACTTCTCGGTGTGCTCGTGCTCGATGAAGCAGTTGACGATCTGTTTCCAGCCCATGCCGCGGACGCAGACCTTGCCGGCTCGCACATCGTCGTACAGCCGCCGATCGATGTAGACCATGCGGCTGTCGACCGACACGCCGCCCGCATACGGGATGTCGTGGCTGGTATCGAGCTTCACCGGCTTGGCGTAGTGCTTCGAGGTGTCGGCCTCGCCGAGTATGAGATACAGCTCTTCGGTTGTTTTCGCCTCGCGCTTCAAATGCCCTACTGACATCGTGAAGCCATCCATGGGGTGAGGGAGTGGGGCCGTCCGCTAAAGCGGCCACACCCTAGGTCCGGCGGCGTGCTGCCGGCCGGGAAAAGAAACGGGCGGTTCAGTGGGCTGAGGGCTGGGGGGGTGAGGATAAACCGCCCGTCTGTGCTGACAGGGCGCAACACAACAATTTTATATTT